TAAATACATATCTTTTACTTAATGCACAAATAGGTTCAGCAACTAGCAAGAATGTGAGCTTGGGTAGTGTGAATTTTAATTCTGGATCATATGAATCAGAAGAAATGAGATCTAGAATTACACTTATTGATAATAATATAAGAGTTATAGAAGCTGCTATAAAAAAAAGAATATACGACTCAAGTAAAAGTCAGCTAGAAAAAATAACTATAGGTCAAATTTTTAGACAAATGGGTAGAGATTCTGGTTATATTATGGGTAAAATATTGGAGGCTGGAGCTCTTGGGTATAGTAAAAATACGACAGATAGAGATGAAAAAGTACAATTAAAAGAAATAATCGGAAAGCAATTTCCTTTAAAAATAGATACTGAAACTGGAAATGAAGTCCCTGCTATTGGTTCGGGAGTTGACATAGAAAATTATGAGTTAAATTTTGTAGATAAATTTATTACCGCAGTAAGTCAAGGTGTTGCGCAAGACTTAATAAGAGAAAATCAAATAGGTGGTTTACCTGATGATACAAAACTTCTTAGAAGAATTAATAACATAGAAGCTCCAAAAGGAAATCCATACAAGCCTTATTTTAGGAATATTGCACAAAATATAATGGTAAGAGCTGGTATTGCTTCTTTTTTAACAAGAAGTAATGACCCAAATTATCCAGGTGATTATGATACTTTTTGGAAAATAGATAGAGAATCTGTAGAAGAAGTTTTAAGGTTAGCATCTTCTGATATGGATAATATATCGGAGCAAATGCTAAATGAAATAGAAGAAACTGAATATATGTTATTAAAACAGTTTTGCTATTATTGGTCAAATCTAATAACAGATGATGGTCTTTTTTTATTAGGTGAAGATGGTAAACCAGAAGGTCTTCCTTTTGCTGGCTCAGATTTCAAAAAGCCAATTCCAAGTACTGTTATTGATAAGAAAGTTAGAGTAGATAAGTCTGACGAAAGCGTTACTCTAAATATAAATGACATATATGATTTAGTTTTTGGAAGTAAAAAAAACGTAAACGATGATGATGTAGGATATGATAAATCAAACGCAGGGTTTATTAGTAAAGAAACTATGCAGGCTCAAGCTGTATTAAGTAATGATATTTTATATAGAGTTCCAAAAACAGATACTGCTAAAAATGATTTTACTTTCGTTTTTTTCCAAGGTTCAGATGCAACAAAAGCAAAAGAAGCAAACAATGCATCTAGTGATGACCAAGCAAAAAATGAAGATCCTGACGCAACAAGTTTAACGGGAGGTAAAAAGCCTTTGGTCGGTATAGTTCCTATAGACACATACTTTCCTTCTCAAGCAGGGGGAGCTTCAGGCGCAAATGCTTCAGAGCCTTTAGGTAGGATAACTTTTGTTCAGGAGAGGTTGAAAGTTGCTGTAATAAAATATTCGGAAATCAACAATCCTTCTCCGTCTCTTTTTTCTCCAGATGGTCAAAAATGGGAAGACTTGGTGCTTTATCCGACAAGTTCTAATGAGGCTGAGCAAGCCAAAATAGTCCCGTCAAGTACAAATATTACAGATTTTAATTTACAAATCCCAGCTTCAAACTTAGCTGTTGCCGTTGCCATGGCTCCTCTTTCTAGTGATAAGGGGTTAGTTTTTGGACCTTTCTTTAATTCTCCTTCAGGAAGAAATCATAGAGCTTCTATTAAGAGGATGTGTAGTATTATACTTAGTAAGATGAATAAGGTTGAACAAACTAGAAATCAAATTATTTCTGATGTCTTAGGTAAAGCTACAGAAAGTAGAGATACAATATATAAACAATTTCACACATTATATCATCAATGGGAAGCGCTGTTGTTTGATGATTCTAAATATGACTCAGGTAAAGATGTTGAGTTTCCAATTATACCAATTGAAAAAATAGTTCAGACATTAGAAGATAGATATGGCTCTGAAGATGTTGCAGACAATTCAAGACATTATTCAACAAAATCATCTATAAAATCAGGTGTGGATAAAAAAAGTCAAATAGAAGCACTAGATACAAATGTTTTTGTTTATGACTACCCTTTAAATAATCAAGCTGATATTGATGTTAGAAAATCAATGATAAACATAGAACCTATGTATAGACCTGATGGTAATACGACTGTGTTAAATATGTTTCAACAAGTATGTACAAAAAACAACTTTACATTCGTTCCAATTCCAGGGAATGGTAATTTTAATGATTATTTAGAAATTTTCAAACCTCAAATAAGCACAAAGGTAAGATTACAAAACTTATTTTATGTTATGTTTACACCAACACCAGAATCTAGAGTGAAGGCTATAAATGACAAAAAAAGTACTTTAACTGAAGACTATGAGGTAAGTCCAAATCAAGATGCTTATGAAGTTAAGGTTGGTTCTCCAGATAATAAAATTTTTACAAATTTTAGCGTAGACACATATGAAACTAAAGCGACAGCTGAATCTATAATAAGTACTCAGAGGGCAACTGATAATGATAATCCAAACAAAAAGATAGCTACAGATTGCTCTCAACTTCCTGTTATGGAAGGTAGGAGCTATAAGGCAACTTTTGAAATGAAGGGAAACGCACAAGTTTTCCCAATGCAATATTTCTATTTAAATTCTATACCAATTTTTAATGGTATATATCAAGTTACTAACGTTAAGCATAGTATTACACCTAATGATATGTCTACAACAGCAGAAGGAATAAGAATGAGGTTTTCAAAAGGGGAATTAGCAGGAATTAGACCTGTGACTTTAGATAGTTTAGCTAGTATAAATGTTGTTGAAGAAACAACAGACGCATCGAGTCTTACAGATAGAGCGGTAAATACCACTAGGCAACAACCTGTGTTTGAAGAAACTTCTGAAGGAAATACAACACTAGATGCTAATTTTGACCCTAATGTTACAGATGTTGATTTGTGGATATATCTTTCGTGGAATCAAGGTGTTGGTGGTGCAGTGGAGCATTACAAGATTTCAAAAGGGAAAAAATCAAATTATGGATCTGTGACAAAGGCTGCTATAAAATCGAATTGGCCAGGAAATTTGAAGTCTTCAGCTGGCGTTGGAAAAGCAAATATAGATTCCTTATATTATTCAAATCCAAAATCGCTAGCAATAGCTTTTATAGATGTTTGGAAGCAACATTATGCGAAAAAAACAGAGCAAGCGCTTCCTAAACTTAATAGTGCTGGTAAAAATAGAAGCGGTGTGCTTTATTCTGAAATTAAAAAAGCTTTCCAAAAATATGAACAAGCTGATTTGGGATTATCTTGGGATAGGATTGGAAATTTTGGTATGATAGAAAATGGTCTTAATACTGATACAGATGGATCAAAAACATTTCAAGGGATGTTTCAGATGAATAAAAATTATGCAAGTAATCCAAATTATAAAGGAGTTTTAGATTATGCAAAAAAAGGTCAAGGTCATAAAGCTGGTTGGATTGAGTATGATATATATAAATTAACTGAAAAATCAGTTAATTTTATTATAGGTTCATTTAATAAATTTGTTAAAAACTCAGGATTTCCAAATTAATTCGTATATTTGCCTCTAATATGGGTCAAAATATATTTTCTATATGTAATATTATTGCAACTGATAGCGAAGATTATCAGTTTCTAAACGAGCATTTATGTAATTACCCTGTTAGGATTAATAAGGTATTTTCTAGTGTTGAATCTTTTGATGAACCTACAATATTAATTGGATGGAATTATGTCAAAGATAAGTACCCGAATCAAAATATTTTTGATAAAAAGATACAAGAAAATTTATATTGGACTTATAGTCATTCGGAAGATAAAAAAAAGTTTATTCAAGAAGTAGAAGAGTTTTTTTATAGTCAAATAAAAAAATGGCTTCCAAGTGATTTTATTGAGTATGATTCTTTGTTTTCAAATTTAAGCTTCTTTGAATTTTGTGAAAACAATTTAAAAAAAGAATTTTCTGTTTTTGTATATTTTTATAGTGGTGCTCTATATGTTAGAAATGACAATAAAAATTATATAATAAACATAAAATCTTTGTATCTTACAGAGTTAGAGTTTAAAAAAACAATTACCACTTTCCTAAATTCTTATAAGATAATAGCTTTTTCTTATAAGAATTTCTGTGAATATATTGACTTAGATGAAATAGGGGAGATAAATACAATTGAAAATTTAAGATGGGTAAATATGGGAGTTGATACTAGTGAAAAGTATTTTCATATAATACCAAACTTTGATGATCGTAAATATACTCCTTTCTTTATGAGTAAGCTTAATTCAATAGGTCTAGATATTGAAGAGCAAATGTTTATGAAAAGAATGTGTAGACGAGATGTTGCAACTTTTTGGATGTCTACAAGAGAAATTGCCTTTTCAGAAAGTTTTTCAAACAATAGATTAAATTTCAAAATAAGAAAATATTACAAGTTATCGAAAATAGAATATTCAAATAAGAGAACAATAACAGGTCGTGTAACAGCTCACGATAGTTATAATCCTCAAAATCTTCAAAAAGATAATCAGGAAAGAGCGGACATCATAACAAGGTTTGAGGGTGGTAGCATATTGGTATATGACTATACATCTTTTGAAACTAGAATATCTTTGTTTAAATGTAAAAATGAAGAATACAGAGATAAATATAAAGATGCCGATTTGCATTATGAAACAGCAAAGATACTTTATCAAAAAGTTGATATATCTGAAAGTGAAAGAGATTTTTGCAAAATATTAAATCACGCTATTCTATATGGCGCAGGAGAAGAGACTCTACTTAAGAAATTGGTGGGACTTTCGGATCCAGAATATAAATTATATTTGGTAAAAAGTTTTTTATCTCCATTGATTGAAATGGCAAATGAAATGAGAGAACAATTTTCAAATAAAGGTTATTTAGTTAATGATTGGGGATCAATTGTCAGGATAGAAAAAAATTATGCAAGTTTCAATAATTATATTCAGTCAACTGCCTCTGAAATTGTTGTTGATAAAGTTTGGGAAATAAGAGAACTTTTTAAGGGAAAGAATAGTCAGTTTTTGTTTCAAGTACATGATTCTTTAGTGTTTGACATTCACCCTTCGGAAAAATATTTAATCAATGAAATAGGTAAAATATTATCAATTCACAATGGTATGAATTTTACTCTTGCATATAAAGTTGGTTCAGATTATAAAAATCTAAGTGAAAACATAAATTATTCGCATTAGAAAACTTTTGACATATTTATTATATAATAGACAAGTTGTTAAATGTTTTTATCAGAATATTATAAATATAGAATGCAAGCTTTAGCTGGTATAATTGTTGAGGCTAAAAAAAACACTGAATATGAGTTTCAGGTAAGAGATATTGGAGGTTCTGTTTTTTATAAAAGAAAAAAAGGAGAAAGTGTTTGGGACTTTATATCAGCAGAAGATTTTGCAGAAAATTGTCAAAATGGCAAACTTGTGAAGTGGGATAAAAAATGAAAAAATAAATCTTATTTTTTTAATAAAAATCTTGATTTTTGAACTCTTTTTTTATATATTTATTTATCGATAGTATAAATAAATTAGAATTATTATGGGAAAAATTACGTATTACATTAAGAAAAAAATTGGAAGAGAAGTACATTCATTTTCGGTAGAAGGAGCAAATTTATTTGACGCTGTTCTAACATCTAGAAACTTATCATTTAACAATGTTGAAAAGTGTGGTAAATGCGGTCACGATGATTTAGATCTAGGTGCTCACGCAGCAAAAGGAAAATTTAAGTATGTAACTATTAAGTGCAAAAAATGTAAATCTTATTTGAATTTTGGTCAACAACAAGAAAATCCAGACATCTTCTATCTAAGAACTAAACAAGAAGGTGACAGAAAAGTTCTCGATTGGCAGGATGCAAGTACTCCAATGGATGAAAATTAAGAGAAGAGCGTTTAACGCTCTTTTTTTATCAATAAGAATTTGGTAAAAAAATAAGTTGATAAAAAAATAAATAAATTTTGATAAGTAGAAATACTTTCATAGATTTGTAATCTAAATAACAATTTAAAAAAAAAATCTTATGGCAAAGAAAGCAATCAAACAAATTGATGAAGAATTAGTTGACACAGAAACAGGAGAAATTTTAGAAAACTCAGAAAAGAAAGAGAAGCCAATAATAAATAAAGCGTTTGCTAGTTTAAAAGACTATAAGGCAAAAATTAATTTTGTGGAAACAAAATATAAACCGCAGGAATGGATTGACATGAGTCCTGCATATAAGCAGACTTTTAATCTTCCAGGTATGCCAATAGGACATATGTGTATGATTTACGGTAAATCAGATACTGGTAAATCTACAATGGCTACAGAATTGGCAGCTCACGCTCAAAAGCAAGGTATTGTACCTGTTTTTATTATAACTGAAAATAAATTTTCAGAAGCTAGAGCGACGCAAATGGGTGTTAATCTAGATAATGCACTTCTTTTTAAGGGTGTAAAGACAATAGAAGAAGGGTGTTTGTTGATTAAAAATATTCTTGATGATTTAGACGACCCAAAACAAAAAGACTTCAAATTTGATGTTTTATTTATTTGGGATTCATTAGGGGCTACACCTACTAAAGATGAGTTGGAAAGAAAAGAAGACGAAGGAGAAGGTGGGGCTATGATGAAAGCTGCAAGGGTTATGAAAGAAGAATTCCAAAGATATCTTGTTCATAGAATTAATGGCTCAAGAGTAGAATCTTGTCCTTATAATGCTTCTTTGTTCATTGTAAATCAAGGTTATATGTCGCCTCCAAATATTCAAATGGGTAAAAGAAATACTACAATTGAGCCTTATGGTGGAGATAGTTTATACTTGCCTTCTACATTAGTTTTTAGAATTGGTGGAGTTATGACTAGAAGTGCGAAAGTTGATGCGACTAGAAATGGTGAAAAAATGAACTACGCAATCAAGTCTGGTATTTTATTAGAAAAAAATCACATCACTGAAACATCAGCTAAAGGTACGATTATTTGTACAAATCATGGATTTATCTTAGATGATAAAACAGCAATGGATGAGTACAAGAAAAAATATGCTCCAGATTGGAATTTAGAATATGAAAAAGGTTGGGATTCTGTGTCTATTGATTAATAAAAATGCGTGTATTATTAGTAGATGGTCAATGGAATCTTAAAAGAAACTTCAAAAAGCGTCAAGACTTAAAGACGAGTACAGGTCATTTGTGTGGTGGTAGCTTCGGTTTTATAGATAGTTTAAAATCTACTATGAACCGAGTTATGCCAGATAGAGTGGTGGTAATGTGGGATGGTTTTCATTCAGGAAAATTACGATATGATATCTACCCTCCATATAAAGCAAATCGAAATAAAGATTGGGAAAGAACACAAAAGGCTATTGCAACTGATGGTCTTTATAATCCTCAAGACCTAGAAAGAGTAGAAATGTTAAAGCAGAAAATGCAAGTTCAAAACTATTTAGATGAATTGTATATTCGACAAGTTGAAGTTGATTTTATTGAGGCAGATGATCTTATAGCTCAATACATTTTAAGAAGTGAATCAGACGATGAAGAAATAATTGTTTATAGTCGTGATAAAGACTATTTACAGTTAATTTCAGATAAAGTTAGTATCATGAGTTCAGATAGTTCTTTTTTTATTAATAGAAAAGAATATGAAAGTAAGTATGGTCATTCATTAGATAATGAGCTGTTATTCAAGTGTTTTGAGGGTGACAAGTCTGATAAAATTGATGGGGTTAGAGGTATAACTAGAGAAACTTTAATAAAATATTTTCCAAATATCAAAAAAGAAAAGTATCTTTACAGTAGATTAGTAGAAGAAAGCTTAGAAGCACAACAAAAAAAGAAGCTTAAGATATACGATAAGATTTTAGAATCAGAAAGTATTTTGTATAGAAATGCAAGATTGATGAATCTTAAAAAGCCTTTCTTGAATGATGAAGCTATTAGAAAGGTGGATGCTATAAAGCATGGTACATTAGGTGAAGATAGAAGTATTGAACAGGCTGTGAGTTTATTTATAAGAGATGGTATGATTAGTCATTTACAGGATGGTAGTTTGGAAGATTTCTTTTCTCCGTTCTATAGAATCATGACAAAAGAAGTGGAGTATTCAAAGGGTATGAGAATTTAAGATAAGTTTTTATGGAAGTTAAAGATAAGGTTTTACAACCTGCAGTAGATGGTGATGTACAGAATTTAATATCTTTCTTTAAGGAGGAAGTTATAGAACCGTTTGATGTTGATTATCAAAATAGATTCTTAAAACTTTTTGTTACAGATAAGGATGGTTTTCCAGAGAGAATTATAGATATTGTTCAGGTTGACTATTTTGAATCGTATCAAAAAATACTTCTTAATTATGAAATAGATTTTTACAACAAATATAGGGAAATTGCTAGATTTAGCTCATTGAGAGATATTGTTAGACAAAGAGAAAAAGGATTAGCGAAAGATCATCTACTTGGGTTGATAGACAAGTTGGAGTCTACAGAATTAACAAATCCAAATCACCTTAAAGATTCTGCTTATTATTTCTTCAAAGAAAGAAGTGTTAAAAACTGCTTATTTGAATTAGTAAAAGATTGGAAGGGTCATAATTATGACTCCATGAAAGTTAAGTTGGAAAATGCTCTTAAAGCGGGTGAGCCAAAAGAAACAGGTCACCATTATTTAAGAGATATTGAAAAAAGACTAGAAAGAGATTTTAGAGCTCCAATACCTGCTATGTGTGGTTTGGATAAATATATTGGTGGCGGTCTAGCTGGTGGTGAGATGGCTATTATCTTAGCACCTCCAGGTGGTGGAAAATCTATGGCTTTAGTTAAAATTGCATCTACGGCTTTATTGGAAGGTAAAAAGGTTATTTACTATACATTAGAGTTATCTGAAAAGGTTGTTGGTCAAAGGTTTGATGCCTGCCTTAATCAAATAAAGATGAAAGATGTTTGGGAATATCCTGATGTCGTAAGAGAAAATGCTCAAGAAATAGATGATAAAGGCGGTCAGTTAGTTATTAAAGAGTTTGCTACTGGACAAGCAACGACTAATACAATAATGTCTCACTTAATGACATTGCAGGCAAATGAAGGGTTTGTTCCCGACATACTCTTTATTGATTATGCTGATATTATGAAGCCACTTACTATCTTTAGCGAAAAAAGACACTCACTTACGAGTATCTATGAGGGGATTAGAGGTATAGCTGTTGAGTTTGGTATTCCAATCTGGACCGCATCTCAAACTAATAGATCAGGTATGAACAAGGATAAGTTTGGTCTTGATGCTATTGGTGAAGCTTTGGGTAAGGCAGCGACTGCTGATTTAGTTATAGGTATAGGTAGACCTGATGAGGGCAAGGTTGCGAACGAAGCCACTTTTGGTATTTTGAAAAACAGAAATGGATCAGATGGTTTCTATCTTCCTGCAATTTTTGATACACATAAAATTTTTATTGAAATTTTACCTCCAGAAGATGGTGTTATGATGAATAGTAATCAGAAGTCAACCAACAAAAAAAATGAAAAAAAGAAGGACGATGATATAGAAAATATCAACGACATATTGATGGATAACGAATTATAAAAAAAAGATAGATTTTATTTTTTTGGTTTTATTTATTTCTACACTTATTAAATAATAATCAAATCTAAAATAAAAAAACAAATAAAAATGAATGAAATAAAAATGGAAGAACCGATTTTAAAAGAAAACCAAGACAGGTTTGTTTTGTTTCCAATTGTGCACCAAGACTTATGGGATTTGTATGAAGAACAAGAAAAAGCTATGTGGACTGTTAAGGAGTTAGATATAGCTCAAGATATACCTCATTGGAAAAACAAACTTACAGACAATGAAAGATTTTTTATTAAAAATGTATTGGCTTTTTTTGCAGCTTCTGATGGGATAGTAAATGAAAATTTAGCTGTTAACTTCTTAAATGAGGTTCAGTATACAGAAGCTAAATTTTTCTACGGGCTTCAGATTCATATGGAAAATGTGCATAGCAATACTTACTCTCTGTTAATTGATACATATATTAAAGATGCAAAGGAGAGAAATGAATGCTTTAAAGCTATTGAATATATGCCACCTGTAAAGAAAAAGGCAGAGTGGGCTCTTAAGTGGGTTGAATCAGAATCTTTTATAGAGAGATTGATTGCTTTTGTGGCCGTTGAAGGTATTTTCTTCTCAGGTTCTTTTTGTAGTATCTTCTATTTAAAGTCTAGAGGTTTAATGCCAGGTTTATGTAGTAGTAATGCTTTTATTTCTAGAGATGAGGCTATGCATTGTGATTTTGCAATTCATTTATTAAATAATCATATTTTAAACAAACCCTCAAAAGCTAGAATTCGTGAAATACTTTTATCTGCTCTTGAAATAGAAAAAGAATTTATTACAGAGTCTTTACCTATCTCTTTAATTGGAATGAATTCTGAATTGATGAAACAATATTTAGAATACGTGACAGATCAACTTTTAGCTCAGCTAGGGTGTGATATCGAGTTTGGTTCAAAACAACCTTTTGAGTTTATGAATCAAATTGCATTAAAGTCTAAATCAAACTTTTTTGAAAATAGACCTACTGAATATAAAACTGCCGACTTAACAGGTCCAATTAGTTTTGATGAAGAAATTTAATAAGCACAATAAATACGATAAATAATACAAAAATGCAAGTAATAAAAAGAAACGGAAACAAGATTGATTTTAATCCTAGTAGGATATTAACTAGAATTAAGAAACAAGCAGAAGGATTAAAAGTTAATGCGGACGAGGTGTTTATTAAGGTAACACAAGGTTTGGCTGATAATATGACAACAAACCAATTAGATGATTTAATTTCAGTGGTGTCTGAATCATTGGCAATGAATCATCCTGACTATTCTAAGTTGGCAGCAAATATAGCAATAAGTAAACTTCATAAAGAAACTGAAGATTCATTTATGAAAGCTACCAAAAAAATGTATAATAGCGGTTTGTTAAGCGAAGTTTATTATAACAAAGTAAAAGAGAATATTGATTTAATAGAATCAGTTATTGATTATTCTAGAGATTATAATTTTGATTATTTTGGTTGGTGTTCATTAAAAGATATTTATCTTTTAAAAACATCTGAAGGCATAGTTATTGAAAGACCTCAACATATGTATGTGAGAGTTGCTTTGATGGTGACCGAAAATGCAAAAGATTTTAAAGAAAAATACAGCGATTTAAGTAGTCAGAAAGAAAGTCCAGCAACTCCCATTAAAATTAATATTGGTACAAACATCGGTCAGATTGCATCTTGTAATCTTTCTATTGTACCTGATGATTCTACTGATGGTTTATTAGATATGTTGGGTAGAATTTCAGTATCATCATCTAAAGCTGAAGGTATTGGATTAGCAGTATCTAACATTCGTTCAAAAGAAAGTAATGTAGGAAAATCAGATGGTAAAGCAGGTGGTATTTTAAAATACTTAAAAGTTGTAAACGAGGCATTAAGATTTTGGAATCAAAGAGGAAAGAGACCAGGTTCTTGCGCTGTATATATCGAGCCTTGGCATAAAGATGTTTTTGATGTTTTAGAAATTAGAAAAAAGACTGGTGATGAAACATTGAGAGCTCGTGATTTATTTTCTGCGCTTTGGATTCCTGATAACTTTATGAGAGCGGTACAAGAAAGCGGTGATTGGTATTTATTCTGCCCTCACGATATTAAAGTAGCAGGTTTAAAGCCTTTCTATGAAATATATGGTCAAGAGTTTGAAGAAGAATACAATAAGGCTGTAGCGCTTGGAATAGGGTCTAAAATTAAGGCTCATGATTTGTGGATTAAGATATTAGAATCTCAAATCGAAACAGGTATGCCTTATATGTGTTACAAGGATCAGGCGAATGAAAAGTCAAACCAAAAAAACTTTGGCGTGATTCATTCTAGTAACTTGTGTTCAGAAATTATGGAGGTAACGGATAGAGATACAACTGCGATTTGTACACTTACATCAGTACCAGTTCAGAAATTTGTTAAGGGTAAAAAATATGATTTCAAAGAATTGGGTAGAGTTGTTCGCTCGATTACAAAATCTCTTAACATTGCTATTGATGTAAACGAATATTCAACCAAAGAAGGTCGTAAGGGAGGTTTAGAGCAACGAGCTCTAGGAATTGGTATCCAAGGTTTGGCAGATGTGTTTGCTATGCTTAGATTGCCATTTACTTCTGATGAATCTAAAAAGTTAAATAAAGATATTTTTGAAACAATATACTTTAATGCTTTAAGACAATCTTGTGACTTAGCAAAAGAAACAGGGTTAACTTATGAGCACTACGAAGGTTCTCCTATTTCACAAGGTATTTTCCAATGGGAAATGTGGGGATTGAAAGAGGAAAGTTTAAGCGGTATGCACGATTGGGCTACTCTTAGAGAAGATATCTTAAAGTATGGAGTAAGAAACTCTTTAGTGACTACTTGCCCTCCAACAGCTAGTTCTGCTCGTGTAATCGGTTCAAATGAAGCGTTTGAGCCATTTACTTCAAATTTATATGTTCGTAAAGTAACAGGTGGTGAATTTGCTATGGTTAACAAGCATTTAGTTAAGGATTTAGAAGAGGCAGATCTTTGGAATAGAGATATTCTAAATGAGTTAATCAAAAATGACGGAAGTATTCAAAACATACCAGTGATTAGTTCTGAATTAAAAGAGGTGTATAAAACAGTTTGGGAGTTATCTCAGGGTGCTCTTATTAATATGTCTGCAGATAGAGGTCCATTTATTGACCAATCTCAAAGTCTTAATCTTTTCTTCGATACTCCAACGGTTGGTAAATTAAGTACAGCTCACAATTTAGGTTGGAGGTTGGGTCTTAAAACTGGTCAGTATTATTTAAGAAGTCAGCCTGTTGAAAATAAAGCAAAACATTTAGCTATCGATATGTCTACTGAAAAGAAGGTTGAAAGACCTGTTGATAGTCAATTTGAGTGTTTTGGATGTAGTAGTTAATAAATTATTTTGAAATTTAAATTAGATTTATTAGATTTATTTAAAAATATAAATTATGAAGAAACCAGAAAAAAACCAAAAGAAAAGATTGGCAAAAGTCAAGAGAGGAAATAAGAGAACTCAGAGATTTAAAAAATCTAGAGAAGTTGTAGCTAAAAAAAGAGAGCAAGCAGTTTTAGCAAAAGCGCTTAAACAGAAAAAAATGGATGAGTTAATGGATAAAATTTTACAATCTAGATTTAATCAATAAAAATAATAAAAATAAGCCCCTAGTGGGCTTATTTTTTTGTTTTTTCATATATTTATATAAAATAGTTTTATTGTGTCAAAAGATAAATTAAAAGTTTTAGCTGAAAAAATTGAGCAAGTTGTTAATGCAACTGCTGAAGCGCAGGTAGATAGAAAGAAACCTGTGAAAGTTGTTTTTGATAAAAGCTCTTCAGCGCCTTGGGAAGTTATATTTTCTGAAAGAGGTTTTTTAGTAGGAGATACAAGATTATCTTTTGAGGAAATAAAAAATGCCTTATCTAAAAATTATCAAATTGTTTTAGAAGGGGGAAATGGTTTAGTGTTGGATGGAGTAAAAATGCAATCAATTTTAAAGTATGAGGATAGAGTTTAATTAAGGGTATATAGATTAATTTATGGATAAAGAGAAATAAGTATTAAGGAGCATATTTACAAGCAAACAGAGAGCTAATAAAAAAATAAAAATCAAAATTATTTATCGGTTTACCCTTTGTTTATATCAAAGGTTTATTCTTTTATGTTAAAAATAACATAAAAGATTTCTATTTATTATAATTTTTTTTTGTTTAAAAGAAAAAAAATAGTTACTTTTGTTGACGGTCATTTTTGGCTATAAACTTTACAAGATATGGATAATCAAACAAAACAAGCATTAAAGAAGGGTATATTGGGAGATCAATTAGAAAATCCTTACTCAGCTGTAGGCGAAATGGAGGCTCAAGAGCAAAATATTGATCACCAAGCAGCATTTGAAGCACAAATGAAACAGGAAAAAAAACAACCACAAGTTGGCGTTGAAACTCAAACATATGCGTTTGAGCAAAACGGAACATATTGTAGAACTGGAAATTTTGAAAATGGTTTTATTGAAACCGATTTAAAAATAGTAAAACAAAAAGGTGTAGAAGAAAGATGTGTTTCATTTACTATAATAACCCAAGCGGAAGAAGCTGAGTTATATGAAGAAAATAATTTAATATTAGTTAAAATGGAAATGCGCTCAGAAGAGCAATTTAATAATTTCAAAAATTTCGTGGCAAACCTACAATGGAATGATTAAATAAGAAATAAACATTATGGCAGAAAAAACAAACAACAACGATTGTGGTGTTAGTGGCAATAGCATCTCAATAAGAAATTATTTCAAAGACTTAAGGAAGTTAGATACAATATCTGGTGACGAGCAAACTGAATTGGCAATAAAAGCTAAAGATGGAGATCAGAGGGCTATGAATAAATTGGTAGAGTCAAATTTAAGATTCGTTTTATCAATTGCAAAAGATTATTCTTGGTCTGGAATCCCTTTAGAGGAGTTGTCTAGTGAGGGTAATATTGGTCTTATAAAAGCAGTAGGCAAGTTTGATGAAACAAAAGGTGTAAAGTTTATATCTTACGCTGTTTGGTGGATAAGACAATCTATTATGCAGTCTGTGTACGAAAATGGAAATACAGTAAGGCTTCCAATAAATAAAATAAATAACATAGGTAAAGTAAATAAAGCATCTGATAAACTTTATCAAAAATTAGATAGAGAACCGACTATACAAGAAATTGTAGGTATTACTGAATTAACAGAAAGAGAAGTAAAGATTTCTGTTAATGATGCAATGACTTATGTGTCAATAGATGATAAGATAAAGGAGGATTCAGATAGTGAAATAGGTGATTTCATTCCAGGGGAAACTATGGATGATATAGATAAGAAGATTAATCTTAATTCGCTAAAAGAACAAATAAATTCAGTTTTTGAAGGTTTAAGCGCTAGAGAGATACGTATATTAAATATGCACTTTGGTCTCAATGGATACTACGAAATGAGTTTAAAAGAAATTGGTGAAGAACTTGACCTAACAAATGAAAGAGTTAGGCAGATTAAAGAGTTTGCTTTGAAAAAGTTGAGAATGTACGGGAAGAGTTCTAGATTAAAAGAATTTTTAAATTGTAAATTATGATTTTTAATTGCTATAGATTAATCGAAAATAAACTTATGTCTGATGGGGTTGAAATCCCAACAGACCAAGATTTGTATTGTATTAAAAGTGAAGACGACATTTTATTTTTGTTGTTTGAAAATGAAAATAAAAATACAATTATATTTTGGGCACGTTTAGAAGAGTTGACTTATGTTAATGATGTAGAAAAGGATTTTGATTTTAATATTGATGATGTGATAAGTGGTCAATATTTTAATCTGATTTAATTTAAAATACGATAGATTAATAATTATGGCAAAAAGAAATATAGTGAAGAAGTCTAATCAGCAGACTGCTCAATTAGATTTATTATCTGAAATTGATAAACAATCTTATACCCCAGAACAAAGAAGGTTTGTAGAATTTGATGGAGAAGAATCTGTTATTTTGGCAGCTACAGCTGGTGCTGGTAAGACTTATAGTTGTGTACAAAGAGTAAAAGAATTATTAAAAAGAGGGGTGGATCCAAATAAAATAATATTTTTTAGTTTTACTAAAGCAGCTACTGAAGAGTTAAAAGAAAGAGTAGGTAATAAGGATATAAAAATCACTACAATACATGCTTTTTGCTATTACATTCTATCAGCAACAGGAAAGTTTAAGGAAATTGCTAGTTTTTATGATTTTATTGAGTGGTTTAAAGTAAAATACAAACCAAATCATTTTGCTGATAAAGAAACTAAAGAATTCTTTTATGATACTATTTCAGACTTATATGAAGATGCGGAATTTATTTCATCATCTATTGCATCTTTCAAATTGCAATCAGCTGATGGATTGAAATCAAAGTTGCCTTCATACATAAATGAGTATAGTCAATTTTTGCGTGAAAAAAAATCACGTGACTTTTCTGATATGCTTATTGAAGTGAGAGACATGTTTAAAGAAGATAGGTGGCTTAAGATGTTTAGAGGTAAATATGACTATATTTTTATCGATGAATATCAAGATACTAGTACGATACAATTGCAGATTTTACTTTCTTTAAATGCTAAATATTATTATTTGATAGGCGACAAAAATCAATCGATTTATGGCTACTCAGGGGCTAACTGTAATCTATTGGAAAGTATGGTCAAAGCTAGAAGAAAGACGACAGAATTAAGTCTTTCTGTTAATTTTAGAAGCGATAAAGTAATAGTAGAAAATTCAAATAAATTCTCATCTTTAAAAGCAATTCCAAACAGCCAAGAAGAAGGTTATGTAGACGATAAAGTTATGTTAAGACTAGATGATTTGGTTGAGTTGTTGAAACTTCCACAAGAAGTCGCTGTATTGGTTAGAACAAATGATGTTATTAAGAAATTAGAGAGGCAGCTTCTTAAGAAAAAAGTTCCTATGAGGTATTTTAATTTTATCACAGAAAACGATGTAGAAAATTTTGAAAAAGGTATTATTATGGATCCTTTGAAAAATAAATTAAAAACAGTTAGTGAATTTTTTAATAACAACGACCAAGAAGTCATCTCTTTTATAAAGAGATACAAAGGTATAAATAAATTTGTTACAACAATACATAAAAGTAAAGGTAGAGAATTCCATACTTGCGTAGTTGTAAATTCAATTGCTCCTGAGATTTTAGAGCAAAATCCTAATTTTCATAAGTTAACAAAAAAACAAGTTGCTCAAATTAGTTTTGATCCTGATGATGATAACGATGTAGAACCTAAAAATATTCATTATGTTGCAGTGAGTCGCTCAAAACACAAACTATACTTTATGATTTATATGACTAAATAAAACATTATGAAAGAAGCTTTTATTAGAAAATTTAATACTCTTTCTGATGTAGATAAGGAGTTGTGTAAGATGATTTTTCACAATACTATTGCTTATGATTATGATGAAATAGAAGAGGAAGGCGAGATTGTTCCATATATTGTTGTTAAAAATACACAGGAAAAACATAAACTTTTAGATTATATATCTAATAAAAATAATATATTCGATACAACAGGATATATTATGGGTTGTAGGAGAAAATAAAAAGTTTATAGCTATTTATTAATAGATGAAAAACGAAAAAGTAATAGCAGCAGGCGTTTTGCCTATTTGTACAAAAACAGGAAGAGTTCTATTAATTAGACGTGGGTTTAATCAGCCACAACCTGGGACTTGGGCTACGTTTGGTGGTAAATATGAAAAGGGTGAGGATCTAAATCCAAAAGACAACGCTATGCGTGAGTTCGTCGAAGAAAGTGGATATTACGGAAAGTTCAGAATATCAAATAAACCACTAGATGTATTAGATTCAAATCATTTGAGATTCTATACATTTGTAGGGTTATTCGATGAGGAGTTTGTTCCTGATTTAGAGAAAGGGGAAGAAGCTATTGATTATGGTTGGTTTTATTTGGGCGAATTTCCAGAGGACTTACATCCAGGTGTATCTGAAATGTTAGAGAAAAATAGAAAGACAATGGAAAATATTATTTGTTTTTTTCATAATAAATAATTAGATTTGCTCTATGAGCGATGAAAATTTTTATAAAGAGATTGACTTTATGTTCGAAAGTTATCTGTCCGCAAAAGAAGAACAATTCCAAATAAGAATCAAGGATATCTCTAAAGACAAAATCTTAAGTGATACTGATATGAATTACTCAAAAGTTTTTTTTGATTCAGACCTTAATATATATAAAAAGAATATGGAAGACAGACTTGAATTAGTCAACAATGATAATTTTCAAGCCGTTCTTACTAAGGTAATTTAAGATGGATAATCAAAAAGAGTTAAAAATATTTTATTGGCACAATGTGTCATATAAACAATCTGAGATTTTTTTCGTTGACGGTAAGGCAGAGGGTTTAGGTAAAACTTTTTTTCCTTATGAATTTTTAAAAAATTTGGAATGGTTTAGATCCTTTTATAAAAATGATGTTAGAGAAGGAGAATCATCTCAGTTTACGTACGATAGATAAAAAAAAGCCCTCAAATTGAGAGCTTTTTTTTATTTTAAGTGGTTTATTTTTTATTTAGATATTCTTCTGTAAACTTCCTCCATAATTTTATCCATATTGTTTTGGACAAACTTTTCGAAAACCAAATCATCTTCTTTATCTACTTCTTCTTCATCTCCAACAGCAGGTGCTGTCGTATCAAGTGCTTTGAAAAGGTCAGCAATTGTGTTTAAGTTTTTAGAAGACATGATATTATCAAGCCAATTTTTAGGGAAACCGTATTCAGGCCCAAGTTTCTCAGCTATACTTTTAATGTTTTGAGGTCCCACAACTTGAAGAAGCATCATTGTTGAAAGATCTCCAGGTTTTTTACCAGCAAACATTTCTGAATTATCTCTAAGAATATCAGCATAGCTTTTTCTGTTTATGAAAAACTCTCTTGCTAAAGTTGATAATGTTTCTTTTCCTTTTGAATCAAAATAACCTGCAGTTTGATTACCAAAATCTTGAATCATGTCTGCCATTTTTTCATACATTTCCTCATCAGAGCTAATTTCTACTCCACCAGGTAAGTCAAATTTTCTTCCACCCTCTGAGTCAAATCCAGGCTCATCTAATGATTTCATATTAGAATCTCCGCCTCTTCTTACTGCAGAAGATTTCATTCCTAATCTAAGAAGCTCTAATTTCAAATCATTCAATAAAACTGGTCCAATTCCGTAAGCGCTATCTTTTACATATTTTTTAATTGTATCCTCAAATTTTACAACGTCTCCTATAGATTGAGCCCAGGCATTAAGTACAACATCATTAAAAGCGCTTTCCCAAGATTCTCTATATCTGTTTTTTAGTGCAGAAATTAATCTATTATCTCTTTTAAGGTAGTTATATACTTTACTGTTTTCAGTTGGATAATAAAATGATGAAATTGCATCTTGTATTCTTTTATCTCCACTTTGTTTATATTCTTCTACCCCTTTTTCTATTAGGTAGTTTTGAGCAGCATCACTTAATCCTTGTGCTTTACCCCATTTTAATGGTAGTCTTCCAGAAACCCAAGAAGGGTATCTAGCTTCTGCCTGAGCAAGTTCTTCAGGATTCATACTTCTAGACATATCCTCAGAAGATTCTTTCAGCATTTTATTGATGTAGGCAATTCTAAAGGCTTCACGAATTGTTTTGACAACGTTTTGTTCCATTTTTAATGTTTTATTTATAAATAGAATAAAAATTTGTTTTTTTTATAATCAATATGCTTTTTATTAATTATCAACATTGTGTTGAAAAAAAAGTTTTTTTTCTTGATTTTTATACCATAAAATGATTATATTTGTATAAGATTAACAACCAATGTTTAGTGTAGAGTATTTAATTAATTCAAAAAAGTAAAGTTATGGACGGTTTAAATGAAGTAAAGTTAATTGGAAATGTAGGAAAAGACGTAGAGCTTAGACATTTAGAAAATGACAAAAAAGTCGCAAGAGTTGTTTTAGCAACAAATAAGACTTATAAGAAACAAAACGGGGAGAAAGAAAGCAAGACTGAGTGGCACAATGTAGAATTTTGGGGTGACACAGCGCAGTTTTGTGGTAATTATGTAAAGAAAGGTATGTTGTTATACATCTGTGGGGAGTTAAGAACAGATTCTTACGAAAAAGATGGTGTTAAACAATATAGAACAAAAATAGCTGGTTCTGAAATTAAAATTCTTTCAAATGGAAGTTCAGTATCATCAACATCTAGCGTGCCTACTGCTGAGTCAACAGAAGCAGCAAGACAGCAAAGTCAACAATATGTAGCAGAGCCTGCAACTGCAACTGCAACTAGCAACAATTTAGTTTCTAACACAGTAGACGAGGATATGCCATTCTAATAAAACAATTTGTGTTGTTATTCTCAAACCCACCTAACTAGGTGGGTTTTGTTTTTTGTTGAATATTTATATATAAACTCTTTTTTAAATGAAAAACCTTAGAAAGATAATTAGAGAAATGATTGAAGAAGTCGAACTTAATACAAAAGAAGTTGAGTTGGATGAGGCGCAAATAGATGAAGAGAGAATTACCAATAAAGAAGCTTCAGAAAAAGTAAATAATAGAGAAAATTTTGTTGCTTCTCATACTTATGGAGAAGATTTAGGAGGTCTCGGTGAAATGTATGTTGCGTATTCTTATGGTGAACAACATCCGTTATATTTATGGTATAAAGACAGATGGTATTATAATAATCAAGATTATATATTAGATGATGGGGAAATAAATATTTGGACCAGAAAGCATCTTAGGGATTTAAAACCAAACTCAGAGGTTCAAGCTAGACCAACTGCTTTTCTTGAAAAATTAATTAAGAAATTTAAGAGTAAACATGATTTGGGAGACAATGCTCATAGTAATCTTGAGCCAGGAGAAAAATAATCTTTTGATTTTAACAATTTAATTATTATTTTTGTATTATGTTAGAAAGAATTAAACAATATTTTTTCCCGTTCTTAGTTGCGTTATCTGCCTTTTCTTTGGCGGGTGCAGCAGCTTTCTTTTCTGTTACGGGTTTATCTAAGTTATTTGGAGGTGCTCAAGAGGCTGTTATTATTATGGCTTCTAGTTTAGAATTTTCTAAATTAGTTACAGCATCTTTTTTACACAGGCATTGGAAAACAATAGATTGGAAACTAAGAACTTATTTAACAATAGGTACGATAACTATTATGTTTATTACAAGTGCTGGTATTTATGGTTTTTTATCAAGCGCATATTCGGAAACATCGAATAAGTTAGATAGTATTGATGGGCAAATAGCATTAGTTGAACAAAAGAAAAAAATCATTCGAGATGACATTGCACGATTAGAATCGAATCAGAAAATAAAACAAGATAGAGTTCAGTCTTTGATTACTTTAAGAAGTCAGCAAGAGTCTAGGGTTGATAGTTTATATAGCAAAGGGAGAGCAAATATAGCAAAGAGGGTTGAAGAACAAATAAATCAATCAAACTCTGAAGTAGCTAGAGTTATAACAGAAACAGATGATTTAGGTCAAAAAATACAAACAAAAAATGATGAAATTGCAAAACTAGATACGGAAATATTAGGTTTAAAAAATAACGATGTAGCAAGCGAGGTTGGTCCATTAAAATATATTGCTAAACTGACAGGGTCTAGCATGGATTCTGTTGTAAACTTTTTTATATTGCTTTTGATATTTGTTTTTGATCCTATGGCAGTATGTTTGGTTCTTGCAACAAACATAACACTTGAGAGAGCTGGAATAAAAAATTTAGCTGATATTGTCCCAAGAAAAAAAGAAGAAGATGAGGTTATAGAAGAACAATTAGAAAGCGATAAAAGCGCTGACTTAGAAGGAGATTTAGATTCTAATATAGAATTTCTTTTACCTAGTGAATATAGTGATGAAAAAGAGGATGAACCACAATTGGAAATTATTGAAATTGAAGAACAGCCTGTTTTGGAATTAGCAGAGGAAGTGGAGGTTGAAAAAGTAGATGAAGAAAAAATAGAATATAAATCTAACGAAGAGGGTGAATTTATCCAACAAAACTCAGGTGATTCAATAAGTTCTACTGAAGCTGTTCAAATACTTAATGATATTAAGTTGCAAGGAATACAAACAAATGAAAAGTATCAATTGTTTTTAGAATCTCTTTATATGAATGGCACTTTAAATGTGGGCGACACATTACCTCACTATTCTAAGTTTGTAGAAGACTTAAACTCAAGAGGAATAGAACATGAAGACAAAGAGGTTTTGGATTTCTTGACAATTTGTAATCTATTAAAAGTAACAGATATGAATGGTTCAGATAGAAGGGTAGCCAAAGAATATGCTGTTGCTAAAGGTATCTTTAAGGTATTATCTTCAGAATAAAATATCCAAAATTTAGAAATTCCCCATATTTATATAAATATGGGGAATTTTGCTTTAAGGAAAATAATAAGAGAGATATTATCTGAATATGGAAACATGGCTTTCTATAAGGCTGATATATATTCTACAGACGGAACTAGGTTTCCAAAATATGATAAAAAAAACCCAAATACACCAACTGAAATAGATTTTTGGAATGATTTAGAATTTGAAACAGATGAAGACATTCCAATCTCAGAAGATGAAGATAAAACTGAGGAATGAATTAAAAAAATAATTCAATTTTATTAAAAACCTTTGCTTTGTAATTTTGCTTGATTATTTATTGTTAAATACAAATGAATATGAGAGTTGTACAAAAGACATTAGAGAAAATAGTGCTCGAAGTTACTTCTAAAGAGATTGACGATGAGGGTTTTGACGCTATTTGGGATAAAGTAAGAAAAGTGTATTCTACAGAAAATTACGATATTTCCGCAATTAGAGTAAGTGAGAAGAATGAAGACATAATATTCATTGAATTGGTAAATAAAAAAATAAAGGACTGACCTTTTGTTGATTTTCTAATGTCAAATGCTTATATTTGCATAATCACAAATTAAAAGATGGAAAAACAAAAACCTTTTGACCATGAAGATGATGATGCAGGTCAAGATAAGATAAAAAAAACAAATAGCCCAACGCCAAACTTAGACAAGTTTGGGAAAGATTTAACAAAGTTGGCAGTGTCAGGAAAATTAGATCCCGTAATCGGAAGAGAGGATGAAATCGACCAAACGATTGAAATTCTAAATAAAAGGAAGAAGAACAATCCAATTTTGGTTGGTGAACCTGGTGTCGGAAAAACAGCTATTGCAGAAGGACTGGCATTAAGGATATATCAAAAAAAAGTTGATAGGTCTTTGGCTAATAAAAAAATTATAGAGTTAAACATTACTTCTATAATTTCTGGAACAAAGTATCGTGGTGATTTCGAGCAGAGAATGGACGAGATAATGAAGGAGGTTCAAAAAAATCCAGATATTATTATATTCATTGATGAAATTCATAACGTAATTGGTGCAGGTAGTGCGTCAGGGTCTATGGATGCTGCAAATATTATTAAGCCAGCTTTAGCTAGAGGTGAAATGAGGTGCATAGGAGCAACTACATTAGATGAGTATAAGAAAGTGATAGAAAACGATAGTGCCCTCGAAAGAAGGTTTCAAAAAGTATATATCAATATTCCTACAAAAGAGGAAACACATGAGATATTAAATCAGGTAAAAATAAAATATGAAGATTTTCATGGCGTATTTTATTCTGATGAAATATTAAAGAATTGTATAGATGTATCTGATAGATATATTACGGATAGAAATTTTCCAGACAAAGCATTGGATTTAATGGATGAGGTTGGCGCTAGCGTTAAGCTTCATAAAATTAAAATTCCAGACTCTCTCAAGAAACTTGAGGCAGAAATGTCTGAAATAGTTGATAGAAAAGAGATAGCCGCAAAAAAACAAGATTATGAAAATGCAGCTATATACAGAGATAAACAAAGAACTATTCTAGCTTTAATAGAGCAGGAGAATATAAAATGGAAAGAACAATTAAAACAATCTAGGATTCCAATTGAAATTGAAGATGTCGCAAGAGTTGTATCAAAACATACAGGAATTCCATTGAGCAAACTTACTGACTCTGAAAATATTAAACTGATTAAGCTTGATAAGTTTCTGAAAGAAAAAGTTATAGGTCAAAATGAGGCTGTTGAGAAAATTGTCGATGCTATTCATAGGTCAAGGATAGGTATACAAGACCCAGAAAAGCCGATTGCATCATTTTTGTTTTTAGGTTCTACAGGTGTTGGTAAAACATATTTAGCTAAAACACTTGCAAAGTTTATGTTTGATACAGAAGAATCTTTTATTAGATTTGATATGTCTGAATATATGGAGAAAATAAGTGTTAGTAAATTAATAGGTGCACCTCCAGGATATGTTGGATATGAAGAAAAAGGTATATTGACAGAAAAGATTAAAAATAGACCTTATTCTATTGTTTTATTTGACGAGATAGAAAAAGCTCACCCAGATTTATTTAATATCTTATTGCAAATATTGGACGAAGGAAAACTTACAGATTCTTCAGGAAAAGAAGTTAATTTCAAAAACACTATTATTATACTAACTTCTAATATTGGTACAGAAAAAATATTGACAGAAAAGAGAATGGGCTTCATAACTTCATCTGCGGAATATGATGTGACAGATATGGTAATGGGTGAGCTAAAAAAGAAATTCAAACCAGAGTTAATCAATAGGATAGATGAAAAAGTAGTATTCAAGCCAATAAATGATGAAGATGTTTTGAGTGTAATTGATTTAGAACTTACAAAACTTATCAAAAGACTTCAAGAAAAAGGATACAAGTTGTCAGTAAGTCTTGCTGTTAAAAAATTCTTAGCATCAGTTGGGTATGATAGAGATTACGGCGCTAGACCTCTTAAAAGAGCAATAACGACTTACATAGAAACTCCAATAGCAAAATTCTTGTTGATTGAAAATCCTGCAGAAGGAGCTACTATTAAATTAAGTTTAGATAAAAAAGGTAATGTGGTTGTAACAAAATCATAATTATATGGCAGAAGAAATTTTAAAAATAGGAAAAGATTCCCAATTTTACCTAGAAGGTAATTTAATATCAACAAAAGATGTTGGTGATTTAAATGATTACCTAACTCAGTTACTAGCTTTTAATACCACCTTAGAAAGTGGTATTACGCTATCTGAGTTAGTACATGCTTTATACGGATTGAAAAAGTTTATTGGCGATTATTTTTCAGAAGAGTATGAGGTTGCAAGAGCTTTCTCTACCTCAACTAAATTAGATAGACGGATGTCAAATATAACTTTCTATAAAAGTTTTAGAATAGAATCAGATGATTTTATGGATGATGATGAGTATATATATATACTTCCTGAAATAAAAATGGAAGACATCAAAGATGATGAGGATGGTTTTGATAAGTTGGGTGATTTACCTGTGGTAATAGATGAAAACCTCATCTACAAAGGTGATGAATTTAGTTTTGATAAAAAGGTGAAATTTACATTATTAGATATAATGACTTGCATATTTGAAGAAGTCATTTATACAGTAAAAGAGGGAAAAAACATAGAAGCCTAAATAAATTAGGCTTTATTTTTTTATAAATTTTTTGAGCTGAGTCTTAAAAGCCAATCCAACCAATTCATTTACATCCTCAGGTACAGCTTTGTTCTCATGACTTGTACCTTTCTTCCATTCATCCCCTTCTTCTATTTGACTAAAAGAGTAGTAATCTAATATTGTGTTTATTAAATGGTTCAAATCTGAAATTTCAGAATCAAACACTGTATCTGTAGAGTCCATATCTAACAACTCATTTTCTTGATTCTCTTTCATAACTTTTTTTTATAAATATAATTCTTTTTTTTACTAAAAGCAAATTCATATAGCTTTGAAAAAATTTAAATTTATTTATAACTATGGAAAAAGATATTATAAGAGAGATTTCAGAGTCCAAAAGTAGGGATATAGTTATTCATATGGACAATGAAAAACATTGGTCTGAACATATAGTTTTTTTAAACTCACTTAAAGAGTCAGACTTATTTTATGAGAGAGTTGTTTCTGAACTCCCAAAATCCAATAAGGGGAGTAGGTGTTATCTTTCTTATAATAATAAGATTTACGCTTGGTTGGAAATATATTCAATTACCAAAAAAGTAAATAGTGTATTAATAAAGATGTTTCCATATTTAAATTTAGTATTTCCTAGTTTAGAAAATATTGACTTTAAAGAGGATTATAGATATTTCTATGATAATTCATCAAAACAATAACTATTTATTTTGCTGACATAATTTGATACATTTCAAATTATGAAATATGTCTATTTAGTAAATATAGAAGGTACAAGTATTTATAAAATCGGATTCACCAAACAATCCCCTGAGAGAAGACTTAAAAACCTACAAACAGGAAATCCTTATAAGATGGTGTTAGTAGATTCGTATGAATCAAGTATTGCTCCAGGTGTAGAATCGGTAATGCATAACTATTTTAAACATAAAAAGAATAACCCTGAAGATGGGTTAAAGTTATTAGGTGAATGGTTTATGCTAGACAAAAGTGATATAGAGGCTTTTAAAGCTACTTGTCAAATGA